GTAAAAGCCATTATTCACTCTCCTTTGGATATTTTGTTTTGATTTCTTGTACTTTAGTCTGCCAAGCATCTAATCCATTTTCTGTAATGTATTCTATTTGGTCTATCAAACTTCCGTATTCTTCTCTTCTTTGACCTCTAACAATGCTATTATCTTCTAAAGATTTTGCTTCACTTTCTAATGCGTCTAACTGTTCAGTTGTTGGTTTTGCTTTATCAGTAGTTATCCATTCATTAATGGTTTCAACACCATTCTCATTTTTTTCAATTTCAACATCATCTTGTAAACTTACTTCTCTTCCTAAATATGCTTGAATTTTATATCTTAACTGTGTCATGTTATTAATTTAAACCCCATAAAATTACTCCCTCCATCTGACTCTGTTCTAAGTTGACCAGCCGCTGGAGCACAAACTTCAGCATGAGCAAAAGCTTCAACATAATCACTTGTGCCATTCATATCTAAGACAACTGAAATCTGTTGAGTTTGTGTTCTTATTTTTTCACTTCTATAATCAGACCTTTGTTTTGCTACAGTAGAGCCATTCTTTTTAATTTTTATTCCAGCAATTTCCATACAACCACTACCTCCATTTTGGTCTACATAAGCACTAGCTTGAAAGAAGTATTTCCCAGCGACATTTGGAGTAAAGCGATAATTTGTACTATTGTCGTAGCAATTAGAACTATCAAAAATTTCATTATTGTATTGGATTTTAACATCACCACCACCAGATAAACTTTGGTCTGCACTACTTTTGTAAGCGGCAAAAGCTGGAGTATTATCTCCACCTACAGTAGCACTACCACCTAAACTAACAGCACTACCATTTAGTGTTATGGAACTGTTAGCAAGTTTAGAGTTTGCTATGCTTCCTGAAAGCATATCGTTTGTAACTGTGCCTGTTGCTGGTGCTTGTGTGCTAGAAATTTTAGCTACATAAATACAAGTAACTTTATCTGCGGAAACCAGAGTATCTCCAAGAGTAATTCTTGTAGACGAAGTTAATGACATTGTAGAATTTTCTTGAACTACTCCATTAACTAAAACGATAACGGAACTAAGAGAACTTATGCTTTGGTTTAAGTCAATATAGTTTTGCGTTAGTCCAGTGAAATACTGGTTAGCTTCTTGTGATATAAAACCACTTTGAGGTTTTGTGCCTAAATATGCCATGTTATGCTACGTCTGTTAATAATGAAACAATAACGTCAGCTGTGCCACTAGCATTATCACTCTTTGCTTTAATACTGCCACCAGAAGGAATTACTATCTTTCCATTAACACACTCTAAACTAGATCCAACAGGTAAAGGAGCCCCTTTAACAATGTATCTATCGTTAGATCCATCATTTAATACAGCGTCTACATTTATAGCTGCTGTACCTGTGTTAGATATTAACAAACCTATTACAATTTGTTTATTAGAAGTTGTGCTTACCACAGTAGTTAAAGAGTTATTTGCTAAACTTGCGTCTGCTTGACTAAAATTATTTGCCATATTTCTCCTAACCTAATGCGATTGCGAAAGGAATACTATTATCCGTTGCTGCAATCGTTAATGTTTCATTACCACTATCATTGTTTTCTGTAAATGTCACATTTGTACCAGCTACTAATTTACCATTAAGAAAACCAGCAGTAGTATCATTAACAGATACTTTAGTTTTTACATCAGTATCAGCTGTTATAGTCTGCCAAGCAGAACCATCATAATATTTTAATGTATTTGAGCTTGTGTTAAATGCTAAATCACCAGCATCAAGACTAGAACTAGGATCACTAGAATCTACTCTATATCTATCTGCAAAACTATTTACACCACTTACATTAGAAGCTACTGTATTTACGTTAGAAATAGATCCAGCTACTGTGCCAATATTAGAATTTGACCCAGCTACTGTATTAACATTAGATATAGATCCAGCAACAGTATTAACATTACTAATTGATCCAGCAACATTACCTATATCAGTTGCATCGCTAGCAACAGCAGTAACATTACTAGCTATTCCAGCAACCGAAGTTACATCAGAACTAACACCAGCAACCGAAGTAACATTAGAAGCTATCCCAGCTACAGTTGTTACATTACTAGATATACCAGCAACAGTATTAATATTTGCCTGATTACTTGCAGAAACTGTGACTGTTTGCCAAGCTGATCCTGTATATACTTTTGTAGCATTTACAGTAGTATCAAAAAATAAAGCACCTGTAATAAGAGCATCACCATCATTATCTGCAGATGGTTCAGAAGATTTTGCTCCTAAGTATCTATCATCAAAAGAATCAAAACTATTAGCTGCCGAAGTTGCTGAACTTGCACTAGCTGTAGCACTATTTGCACTTGCTGTAGCAGAATTTGCAGAAGCAGTTGCACTATTTGCCGAAGCTGTTGCGCTTGTGGCTGCAGCATTTTGACTTGTTGTTGCAGAAGAAGCGTCAACAAGTAAAGACCATTTAGCAGAATCAGTATTAGTTGTTAATGGCTGTGATCCTGAACTTGTATGAGAAGTTAAAGCTATAAATATATTATTTGTACTAGTATCTTTTACAATATCTCTTTGAACATATGCAACACTTGATGACCAATTACCTTTGAATGTACCTATTTCTTGTGAAAATTCTAATCCATTACCAGCAGAATTTACTGTTAATAATTTATTAGCAACTAATTCAGGAAATGTAAGACCAAATGCTGTAGATGTAGATGAAGAAGCTTTTGGACTTAAATTAATTTTTACTTCTGCTTGTTGTATTAATGCAACAATTTTATCTAATTCTGTATTAAGAGTTTCTATTGGAAATGTACCAGAAGTAGGAAAATCAGTAGTTCTTGCTATTGGTAAGTTTCTAAATATTGTATACTTATCTCCAGCAGTAGCACCAGATCCTAAAGTAATATTACCACCACCAGATTCACCAGCACCACTTACTGAATATTGTGATACTGAAGAAGGGCTTGCAGCTTTAGTTAAAGTAGAATCTACACCTCCTGAATTTGTATGTATAACAACTAAATCATCATCATTAAAAAATTCAAAAGGTACAGTAAATGCTGTTTGACTACTACTAGCAGTATATTGTACTCTAGAAGAAGTGTCTGATATTGTTATGCTCATCTAAGTCCTTTTTTCTCTACCTCATCAAATAATGAATCTAAAAACCATACATTCTGAAAAGGTAAAAGTCTACGCACATTCCTAGCTGTATGATGATTGTACTTGCCTGTACCCCATGTCCATGCAATATCTCCTATATTTACTAATTGACTAGCACTTGGCCCAAGAACATCAGGAATTGGATTATTAAATAAATCTCTATATGTACCATATGGTTTTTTAGCTCCTAATAATGGTCTAAGACCTATTTCATTATTACCAACTCTTTCAATAGCATTATTAATATCACTAAAAACACCACCTAAACCAGATCTATCAAATGCATCTACTACTTTTTGACCAAAAGGTTTTTTACTATAATCTCTATTAAATGCTTTTTGTCTAAATGAATCTACCATAGCTCCAGCTGCCATTAACAATAATACACCATTAAAGAAGTTAATATCTTTTTCTTGTAATCCTCTCATTAACATTCTTTGTGTACTTGCTATACCAAATTTTTTAAATTGTAATAATACACCACCAAGTTCTGTATTTGCCCATAAAGGAACATCACCTTTACTTGGAGTTACAATATCTATTCTTGCTTGTTTACCAATAGCACTATGAAATGCATCTGCTGCTTTTATAGCTTCAGGTGTTTGATCCCATGATTCTGTATTTGCAACACGCATAACTTTATAAGAATCACCAATACTACTCCATGAATTAGCATTTTTACCATATCCATGTTTTTTATATTGTTTGTATATTTCTTTAGCTGTTACATCATCAATACCTAAATTTCTAAGTCTAGCTAAATTTACTTTAGTAATTTTACCACCAGTAACTAATGCTTCTATTGATTCTAATGTTCTTGCGCCATTAAACATACCAGCAATAGTTTTTACACCAGTATTCCAAGGATTACTTAAATTTAAAAAAGTAAAATATAAATTACCTACTGAACTAACACCTCGTTCAAATTTATTAAACACACCAAAAGCATCGTCCATTCCATACATAGACATAGCTCTTTGACTTGTTGCCATATCTAATGCTTCACCACCTAACTGTGTAGTATTTTTACTCATTTTAAATGTTTCTTTAGCAAAACCTCCAGTCATAACTTCCCATGACATTTTAAATGTTTTGCCCATACCATTCATCATAACTAATCTAGCCACATCTACTGTTTGAGCTATACCAGTAAGCATAGTCATAGCATTATATAATTTACCAATACGAATACCTCTACTTAATGTTCTGTTTGGATCATTAGGTAATCCATATGTTCCTCTTACTAAAGAAATAGAAGCGTCAAGATCATTTAATATTTCATCACGTTGTTTAATTAATTTATCTTTTTCTTTTTTAGTAGCTGCTTGTTCTATAAGTTCATCATATTCATCAGCTATTTGTTTCATACCTACTCTATTACCTTTTTGAAAATTAGCACCATATCCCATAGGATCTCCAAATACTTTTGTAATTTCAATATCAGGTATTGTTTGGTTGTAATAAATTCTTTTTAAAATGTTTATATCTTTTTCTATAAAACCAGCATCAGCTAATATTCTATAATCTATATTTAATTTTCTACTCATAAACCTAGCAGATATTCTATCTACTTTATTCATTAGTTGTGTTTCAATTAATTCTCTATCAAACTTGCTACTATTATGTTTTGATAATAATTTTATTTTTTGTGCTATATTTTCAAATTCTATGTATGGTTGATATTGTTTAAAACTTTTTACAATATCATCTATTTCGTCTTGTGTTATATTTGGATTTTTATCTCTTAATGCTTTTGTTAATACAACTTTAAAATCATCAAATCTTCTAGTTATTTCATCTTTTTTAAACATTATATTTGTATATTTATCTTGTTTAAGAGAACCGTATTTATTTACATATTCTAATCTAGCTTCTAATTTTTCTAATTTAATATTTAAATCTTGTTTTTTTGTTTTATTTTTAGTTTTTTTAATAAAAAACTTAACAGCGTCTATCTGACTATTAATATAACTTTGTACTATTTTAAGTTCATCATATTCTCCACCAATAGCTTTATAAAAATCATCTAAACCTTTTGACGCTTCAATAACTTCATCTTCTACATCAGTTTTGCCAAATCTATAATCCCATATAGATTCTCTAAACTCTTTAGGATTCATAACTTTTTTATTATTAGTAAATTTTTTATCAAGATTTTTTTCCATAAATCCTTGTTGATTTACACCATTACGTTGTAAATATTTATTATATGCAGATTCTATTTTTTTTGTTGCTGTAAGAACAGTTGGTACATATCTTTTATAAATATTTCTTTCTATACTTTGACTTGTAATACCACCTTTAAAATTTTTAACTTGATACAAAGGGCCTTCTAATACATTTTCAATAAATTCTTGTGCACTATTAGATCCATTTTTTAATACTCTAAATAAAGGATTAAATGGGCCTTGTTCTCCAAAAATACCCATACCAGTTGGTTGTATTTTATTTTCTGCTTGTAATTCTGTTTCAGTTTTTATTTTTGTACCTTTTGGTGCAGCAGCTCCAACAGTATATTTATTGTTAAATATTATGTCATCTGATTCATCTAATGCTTTTGCTAAATCATCAAATTTTTTACCAGAGTTAATTGGTAAATTAGGAAACATAGCTGGTATAACAAAACCACCAGCAGTAATTAAAGTTGTTTCTGCTATACTTCTTTCATCTGTAAACATTCTTTTAGACGCTTCTTCAGCAGCTACTATACCACCAAATCCACCAACAGTTTTTAATTTACTTCCTGTCATTAAAAATTTACCAGCTTTTGTAAATACTAATAAAGATGATGGATCTGTTAATCCTCCTAAAATTCTACCAATAATGTAAGAAGGTGATCCTTGTATTTGTTTTTGTTTTTTTATAAATTTATCTAATAAATGTTTAGTATGTTCTGGATTATTACTATGAATAAAATTACCTAAATAATTTGTAAATCCTTCTAATTGTGGATCTGCAAAAACATTATATCCTGAATCATATTCATAGGTTTTGTTTTCATTCATTATATTTTTAGTAACAAATAAAGTTGCAAGACCTAATGTATTTTCATCTGCCCAACCTGTACCTAAATTAATAGCTGCTTCTTTAAAATCTTGTAAAAAACTATTTTCATCAACAGGTCTAATTTCTTTATAAGTTAAAAAAGATCTACCTGTACCTTTATTTATTTCAGGCATTTTATTCTTTAATTAAATTTGTGTATTGTCCATTTGACCAAGATAATATTAAATCAGCTCTTTTTTGATTTCTTAAAAAAATACCACCTTTGCCATCTTGTTGTGCAGCAATACCATCATTATACAATTCACCTAAAACACTTACTTCTCTTTCTTTATATCCTTTTTCATTTTTTCTAAGAGCAATTCCATCTTTTGTATAACTACTAAATGTTCCTAAATATTTTTCATTACCTGTTTTTATGTAATTAGATAGTGCTTGTGTAAATGCTGGCCCAAGATAGGATCCTTGAAATTGCATATCTGTTAATGCCATAATTAAATATGAATTTTTTATTCCTGTAATATTATTACCTAAATTTTTCATTTTTTGTATAGCAATTTTTTTTGCTTCATTAATTTTTATATCAAATATTTCTTTGCTATCTTCATATTTTATTTTATTTTCTTTTTTAATTAATTTATTAATATTATAACCTTTATTAATTAATTCTTTTTTTACAGTTTCATCATTTAAAGATAAACCCATTCCTATTGTCCAATCATTATTTCCTACTTCTGTTTCATATGCTTCTGGTTTAAATTTTCCACTTTCCTCCATATCAAAAATAAAGTTAAACATTATATCTGTATTTTGTAATCCTAATTTTCTATTTGATTCTTCCGATTCATTTATTCTTTTTAAAACTTTTTGTGATTGTTCTTCCCAATTATCATAATTATAATCTAAGCCAGGTATTAAACTTGCTATATTTTCTGCTTGTTCTTTTCCAAAAGCATGAATATCATTTTGTATTTTAAATAAATTAAATCTTGTAAAATCTGCGATTGCACGTCTTGTGCTGCCTAAACCTCTACGATCATATCCTTTTTTTCTTTCTTCAAAACCACTATTCCATTCATCTAAATATGCTTGTTCTCTAATTTTATCAGGACTTGATTCTAAATAATCAGGTTTTTTTCCTGAAAAATCATATGGTGCATATGTAGATGTTTCATTATTAGGATTTGGTATATCATAATATAATCCACTACCATCAAGATCAGCTTTAATATAATATGTAGGTCTAGTTGCACTAGATGTTTTATCATAAACAAAACGTATTTTTTTATCATTGATCATATCAAATATATTTCTATCATCTAAAAAATCTTCTGTAATACCTAATTCATTTCTTGTTTTTTCATTCATACCCATAATACGATTTTGTATAGTTTTAACCATATCAGTTTTAATTTCATCTTCAGTCATATAACGACTATATTCTTGCATTATTGGTCTTTCTACTAAATCTACCATATTATTCATATCCCATATTGCTAAGATCACTAATAAGATAATTAAGAACTTTATCAACATCTTCAATAATTTCTTCATTTGTTCTTATTGCTAATTTGTCTGACGAAGTCAAAGTTCTTTTATAATATGCTGTTAAATAATCTGGTAATACTTCTTTTAATTTTTCAACTGCCAATGCATTATTTAATGATTCTTTTTCATAATCATTAACTTTAAAATATCTAGCAAAAGGTATTTCAAATAATGGTGGTGGAGCATATGGATCCATTAAATTTTTTGTAGCTTCTTCTTTTGTTAAAGGTGAAATAATATTACCTTGACTTACTCCAAATAAAGTTAAAGGAGTTATTTGTATTGCTTTATCAATAGTATCAGTAATTTTTTCTTCAAATAAATTGTCAGGAATTTCAGATATTTTTTGATTAAATATTTGATTAATTTTATCAGATTCATCTTGATCCCAATTATTTCTTAATTCCCACCAATTTTTAACAAAAGATTTTTCATCTAAAAATACTTTTAAATTTGCTTCTCCTCTTCTGCGAATTATATCAAATTGTCTTTTATAATCATTATGAAATTGTGATAATAATTGTTGATTCTCAACACTAATACCCTCAACTCCATAAACAAATGCTTGAGGCTGTTCTGTTAAAGCATTAAACATTCCAGCTATTTCTACTAAACTATCTCTATTAGCTTGAATATCTAAATTTAAAGATGTGTCTGTTAACGTATTATTAATATATTTTGTTAATGGTTTTGGAACAACTCCCATATTAAGTGCATAATTTTTTAAATTATCAAAATCTTCACTTGCAACTCCTTGTAAAAAATCAAATTCAAAAGTTAATCCTTTTGGATCTTTTCCTGTCATTGTATAAATATGATCATCAATTATCATATCTTTTACTTCATCATCAGTTATTTTAATACCTGAAGATGCAAACTCTAATTGTATTCTATCAATAACTGTTGTCCATGTTCTATTAAATTTACCAAAATTAACTTTTTCATTTTTATGATAATACTCAGTTTGTTCACCTTTTGGCGAATATAAAACTTTAGAATATTTACCAATAATATTACTTTTTTTATTAGCTTCTTTTATTCTTAACCTATCTTCTAAATTTGCATTAAAATAATTTAATTCATTATCTAATTCTTGTTCTGTATAACTATTGTATGGTTTAGATACTGTATCAAATAAATTATTCATATTATTTTTATATTTTTCTTGATTCATTAATTTTAATTTATTTTGTGTTCTTTCTAATGAATCAGCTAAATTATTTACATATTTTAGACTATTTTGTTGTAATAAAGTTCTTTCTTCTGCTGTTGTATCACCTAATGTTGCAAAGCCATCTAAATCATCTACTTTAGGATTATTCATATATTTGGTTAAATCAGCATTAATTTTAGCAATAGCAGTTTGTATATTAGTTAATTCACCTTCAATACCTTTGCTTTGAAAAGTTTTTTCATCACCATCTACATCTTTACCTATTAATGCTTCTCTATCTAAAATTTCTGCACTTTCTAATAAAGCAGTGTGTTTAGAATTTAATCTAGCTTGTTCAAAAGCTAATTGATGTTTTCTTTTCCATACTTGAGGAGTATCTATTTGACCTCTATATTGTGGATCTAATGCATTAAACATATTTTCATATGCTACTGCTTTTTCTGTAAATTCTGCTAAATGACTATCAAACATAGTTTGATCCCAAGTTGCATAAGGTATACTTTGCATATTTCTTAATGTATTATCTAACCATAATGCAGTATCATCTTGATTTAATCTAATCATATCTTGTTGTTGCGTAGTATAATGTCTGTTAATTATTTGTTGACCTTCTCTTGCAGCCATCATTCCAGCATATTGTTTTGCCCAACCTTTATATCTTTTAGGTACACTGTCTATTAATTGACCAATATATGCATCTGTACTTTCAGTAAATCCATTTGGATTTATTCTATTTTTCATAGCAAAATTATTTATAGCTTTATAAGTATCTATACTAAATTGTGCTTTCCATTTTTCTTCTTCTAACACAGCAACTTTTTTAGCTTGTAAATCTAAAGATTTACCTAAACTAGCAGCAGCTGTTGCTACCCAATCTCCACTATAAGCTGGAACTACACCCATTCTACTAGCTACTGAACTAGGTGTTACTGTTGTTTGTTTTTTACCTGTTGTTAATGCCATTAATCTTTAAGATCCCTATATTGTAAATATCCATTTGTTAATTCTGTTATAACAGAAGTGTAACCACCAAATACTAAATCTTTTTCTTTTAAAGAATTTTCAAACAACATACTTCCAAATTTATTTTGTACTTGTTTTCCCATTAATCTAATATTTGCTACATCTTTATTCATGTTTTTTTCTACTTGTTTATTAATATTTAAAAAACTCATACTATCATCATAATAACCAGAAGTAGATTGAAATGCTTTATTCTGTGCTAACTCTCTTAATGCATCTTCTTTTCTTGCATTTTCTGCTTCTAATGCTTGCATAGCAGCTAATCTTTTTTCTGTTTCTATTCTATAATTTTCTCTAGCTAATGCAGCTCTTTGAGATTGTATACTTGCTATATTACCAGCAGTTTGTACTCCTGTACTTATTGCAAATAATGTTGCTGATTCTACTCCACTCATGCGAACTGTAACTCCATAGCTATTCCTAATACTTTTAATGGTAAAGGATCGTTTTGGCTAATAGTAATTGTAGGATTTTTACTATAACCTAAAAAATTAAATTCTTTTTTATCAGTTACTGCAGACACATCACTACCTACTGTAAAATCTACTTGTTGTATTATTAATTCTTTTGAATTTAAATCTTGTGCTTTCATAGTTATATCTAAACCACCAGATATATCTACAATAGCTTTATTAACTCGTCTTGGCTGTCCTGTTAATGGACCTGTATCTATTTCTTTATCTATTGGCATTGTTTCTAATATAGGAGTAAAATTAAATCCTACTCTAGTTCCAGTTGGAAAAGGAGCAGAAGTTAATGTTATTCTATTATTACTATCTACTGTAAATTCACCTAATGATCCATTACCAAATACTGCAAATACTTTATCTGTATTTTCATAAATTGCATTTACTGTATGAATAAATCCTTCTACAATAGTAATTGCTGCATTATCACTAGGAGATACTGCTAAGTTTTGATCTAATGTTAAATCATACCCGGAAGCAGTTTGTGTAACAGCAGTAATAGTATATTTAGTTGCATTACCAGTAATAGTAAAAGTTTCTTGTATAGCTGGATCAGAAGTAAATCCATCTACTGATAATGAGTTTCCAGTTTGACTAGCACCATTTACTAATGGTGTACCTTTTTGAAATACAGTAGTAGTTGTAGAACAATCAAGAGTTATAGAATCATCATTAGCAAATCTTTCTAAAAAATATTTTGTACCAGAAGGTACTACTCTTTTTACTATAACAAATAATTGATCATTTAATGCAGCTATACTATGATATTTATCTCCAGTTTGTGTTTCCCACATAGTCCAACCAGCTATTTTTTCATCACGAATAGAATGAAATAAAGCTAATTTACCATCATCATTAGTTCCACTATTTAAGAAAAAAGCAAATTGTTCTGGTTTAGTTTCATTACCTGTCATCATAGATAATTGTTTTGGTACATCAATTAAATGAGAAGCTAATACAGATACACTTGTAGATCTATATGCTTGTTCAACATCTGAAAATACATATTCTCTAATTGCTTTACCATTTTTTTGACTAAACAAAGAAGCACCATCAAAAGGAATAGGTGCAGCTCTATTGCAACCATAAGGTGTTTGTCGAAGAAATGCTATATTACTTGGAGTAATAGCAGCTGATTGTGATGACACAGGAACATAATACTCACCACTGTCTGTAAATATTTGTAAGTTACGAGAAGATACAAAATGTCTTATTTCGTTTACTGTATCACTTGCAATAGCAACATTAATAGCTTCATCAGCTAAACCAGTTCCTAAATTAAAATTAAAATAACCTCCAATTTGACTAGCTATAACAGCAGAAGGTTTATCTCTTACTCCTCCAAACCATAATCTATTATCATGGAATGATACTGCTTGAGGAAAACCTCTTTCAGCAGATATTAATTGTTCTTCCCAATCAGAGTGTGGGCCTGTACTTACAGTATCTTCTATAACAGTAACAGTTACTTCAGTAGCACTTGTAAATCCTGTTACTTTAACTTGTTTACCATTAACTTTTAAATATGTACCATTATGATTTGATGTAAAAGCATTTGCACTAGCAGTTAGAGTTCTTCCTGTACCAGTTGCATGAGAAGATAATGTAACTGTAATTGATGAATCAGCATATTTATAAAATGGTTGTTCGCTTTTATTTATACCACCTACTGTAACTGTATCATCTTCTTCAAAAGCAAATGCAGATACAGTAAATGAAGAAGCACTTGTTCTTTTTATTTCTCTAATTTCATTATTTCTATGAGTTAAAAATACTGTATCACCAAACTGTGCAAAATTTAATTCAAATAATTGAGCAGTAGTCCAGTTACAATTAGAAGTTATATTAGATTGTATTACAGAACCAGTATTAGAATAAACATCAAGTCTATTATTTGATAAAATAAATAAAGCTACTTCATCATTAGAAAATATAAATGGAATTATTCTACATTCTGCTGGCATTGTAGCCATATATTCAGTAGCTGGTCTACGCATTACTCCACCTTCATCTAATAAATACCAATTTCTTACTTGTTTTCCACCTTCAAAATATGCTTTAGCGTCAGTTCTAGCATTAAGAAGATTATTAATTTCTCCAGCTGAAAAATTTGTATATACTTGTCTTACTTTTCTAGGCATTATCCAACCACAAGTCCACTACGACTGCTTCTTCTTTCTGTTATAAATCTATCAGTAGAAAGTGTTTTGGTAGTAGTTTCTTGCGAGTCAGTATTTTTAGCAATTAATAATTGTCTTTCACTTAGTTGATCAAACTCTCGAACTAGAGCTGCGTCTCTTGCTACTGATCCACCAAAGATACTAGCTAGTTTATATTCTACTGCTAATCTAAAATGAGGAGGAAATTGATCTTCGCTTTGTCTAAATATATAATCCATTATAACTGTGCTTTGAGATCCAAAACCATCTAAATAAATTTTATCTTCATATCTATTATATTGAATTAATGCATCATTAACTGTTACTGATAATATTTTTAAACATTCAGGATTTGCTGGTATTTGATATGCATATTCATATCTACCAGTAGGTGTATTTGCTAATAAAGATAATTGTTGCTGCCCTGTAGCAAATCTCCAATTATGTCTTGTTAAAGTAGATTCTACTACTTCTTCATATATTGTATTTGTAACTTGAGCTTCTGTTGTACCATCAGTAAAAGATGAAATAGGATTTGCTCCTATCATTACTAATGCTCTTGAAGCTATATCTATTTTTGTTACTGCCATATTAATTGTAAAATAGAGGGGGAAAACCCCCTCTTATTTGTTATATTTCTTTATGCAAGAGCTACTGTTGTTACAGTAGTTGCACCTGTTTCAGAAGTAACTGTAATTACATCCATTTCGTGAGTACCACCTACACCGATTGAACAAAGGATAACGTCACCTTTGCTTAATTCTTTGAAAGCAGAATTGAAATAGCCTGAAGCTACAACAGTACCTTTAGCATCACCATCAGTATAAAACCATAGTGAGTTTCCAGCACCCATTCCTGATATCTTCTTAATTGGATTTGAAGTTGCGTATGCCATTAATTACCTCCTATTCCGCACACTTCTGTACTCTAATACCATTAGTATCAATTAAAATTGATCCCATGGATAGGTAAGAAGTCATTAAGTGAGATACCTTTTCAGGTATATAGTTTACTTCAGTTCTAACTTCAGATCCTACACCTAGACCCATTGATGACTTGTGCCATGCAATAGTGTGTCTATCAGTAGAACCAGATGTGTCTAGACCAGAATGTACAAATACTAAGAAGCCTAAGAATTTTTTCGCTGTGTAATTCATACCAGAAAAAGGTAATTCGTTAGATCCAATGTATTCCATTCTTGACCATTGATCATCATCTAATAAGTTAGACCATTGGTTAGGGCCGATTGCCCAGTATCTTCCGCCATCATCAGGAACGCTGTTAGTTCCGAAAAGCGCTTGCATTTCTTGGAACTTATCCACGTTCATATCAGTTGCAACAGTACCACCTTGTGCACCAGCATTGTTAGCTAGTGTAGTAGCAGAACTCATAGCATCTGTAATGATAGAATCAGTTTTACGACCAAGAGCATATGCTGCATTATTTGCAACAACTGATCTTTCGTCAATATTGGTTTTAAGCTCGTCTAGTTTGTCTACGTAATCAGACGCATAGAAATCAGATAGAGTTGCAGTTACATTTGTGTGAGAAATGTTCATAGCAACTACTTCTGCGTGTCTTGCTTTGCTTGTAGCTTCACCTGTTCCAACTTTTTGGAATTTTACAGATTCGCCACTTACTCCGTTTACAGTACGCACTAGGCTTTTTAGCTTACTACCCATTCTTTGATATGCCATATGCACTTCAGCTTCGAACTGAGTGATAAAAGCATTAGTAATAGAAGCAGACATTTTAACCTCCGTATGCTTGTTAAGTTTACCTAGATTGTCTCAGAGGAGTTTGATATGTTATCTTTACAGGCATATCTAGGGCCTTAGAGGTCTATTTATTGTTTACTGACATTTTTTTTAATATTTTTCAACTCACAAATATTAACAATGTTTTCTTTAGGAATAACACAAGTATCACCAATATCTGTATCATTGTATGTCATATATAAGATTAATACATCATCATCATCTTTTAAGACATATCCTTCACTATAATTTATAGCTGGTTTTAATTTTTTTCCTTCAATAGGATCAAGCCATTCAGCAAAAGATTGTGCATCACGCCAAGTAGCTTTAACTCGCCTTTTGACTTCCGTAGTACTTTTCATATAAGTTACTTACTTTATTAATATATGCTTGATCTCTATCTCCATCTTTCCAATATCTAGGATCTTTCATCATAGATCTAAGATCTTCTAAACTAGGAGCAGCTTCAATAGCTGTTTCTGTTTGTGGTATAGGTGCATCTTTATTAAGTTTCATTATTTCTTCTAATGCTTTTACGCCTTGAGCTGTAGTAGCAAAATTAGCTATTGCTTCATAAGAATCTTTACTTAAATTTTTTTTACTCCATAAATCAGCAGCTTCTATTCTTGCATTTGCACTATCTCCTAATAAATTTTTTTCATTATCAATATCAGGTAATGATGATATTTCATTATTAATAAATGCTTCTATACCTTTATTATATTCTTCTTGAGATAAACCTTTTTGTTTTGCAGTTTCACTCCACCATTGCAATAAAGGCATATCTTCACTAACTTCAATATTTATGTTTTCTGGTATTTCTGGTAAATTTAATTCATATTTTTCAGGAACATTAGCTTTTACTTCATTAGCTATATCTTCTCTAATTTGTTTAGATAAATCTTCTGTTCTTGATCCTAGTTTTTTTTCTAATGAATTATAACTACTAGATAATTCTTCTATATTAATTTCATTAGTATCTTTGTTCCAAAATTTATCTTGAACATAATCTGGTTTAGAAATTTCTTCTGTTTGTTCTGTTTGAGTAACTACTTCTTCTTCCATTCTTTACCTCGCTTAATTCTATTTTTAATTTGTTGCAGCATAAATCGTTGACCTTCTAAATGCCATAATACTTTACTATCAGTAGTAGGATTTACTGTAATATTCATAACAATACTATCAAAATATTCCAATATTTTTTTACCATCAGGATCAGAAAAAACTGCAGCAAATATTTGATCTATTTCGCTAGTATCTTTTTTATTGTCCTTGTGGCGACTGACTAGGGATTCCCAACTCATCAGCAGCTATATTAGACTGTTGTGCCATGTTTTGCAACTCTTGAATTAATGCTTGTTGCTCTTGAGGATCTCTTATTAATTTTTCTGGTAAGCCTAATTTTTCTGCTAAATATCTAGCTACTTCATCTTGTTTAACAATCATATTAAGAATTTGTGGGCCAAATGTTTGAGCTAATATTGCATTAAAATTATTAACAACTGCAATATCTTGTTGATGTTGAGATTGTGATAGTGGAGAAGTAGCAATTATTTTTACTTCTCTATTATCAACTTTAGGTATTTCAATTCTACCTTGTTTAGATAATATTCTAATTACTCTACGAAGTAATGGTGTTACAAACTCAGCTTGTAATCTACCAAATGATGATCCAATTTGTCTTGATAAATCTGCCATTCTTTCTGCAACTTCAGTAGCAGACATTGGTGTACCTTCTGGTCTACCAAGAGTTTCCATATATAATGCTTTCTTAATGTTTTGACGCATATCAGAAAGTATTAACTGAGCTACATCAAATCTACCAGCACCAGCTAAAGGTGTAAGACCTCTACTATTTGGAGCTACAGGAATTAAAGCACCTGGCACAAGATTTATATTATCAGGATTAACAACACCATCATCTTCATAAGTATATATTCCACTAATATTCATTTGTGCATTTTGTAATATTAGTTCTACTGTAAGATTAGTTGTTTTAATTGCAGCCATACTATTAAATACAGGCCCTCTTCCATAAACCTCACCTGATCCTTTATTCCATCTAAATACAATAAATGGATTACTACCAATTCCATCTAATTCTTTTTCAAAAATAACTTCTTCTTCATTCATGCAAGTAACACAATATTTAAATTTTTCTGTATTTGGCTCATCATATATTCTAAATACACCTTCAACTATATTTGCTTTTTTATTTTCATTATTTTCAATAGCTTTTAACATTTTTTCAGACATTTCAGCTTTAGGATAAGCAGTCATTAATTGATTATAGGCTATCTGTCTTTTTCTAAATACAGTATCTACTTTATTATCTGGCCCATTATTAAGCATTACTTTAGGTAAAGGTATTGAAGTAAATCTAACAGGATTTAATGCATCACCTTCTTCTACTAACATTACACCAGTACCAATAGCACAATCCATAAATGCTTCATGTACTTCTTGATTAAAATTAGAACCACTTAATATTTCAAAAACATATTTTGTTATTTCATCTAATGCTTCATTTACTGTTGGTTTCTGATCTTCTGGTATTTCAGATCCAGCTTCTAAATTTGCCCATCTACCATATGTTGGAACTATACCAGCTTGTAATCTACTAGCAAATTCTTGTATACCTACTACTGCAGTTTCATCAAATATTTTATCAGTACGTCTTTCTCCTATTGTTTCTTCATAAAAAGATTCTCTTGATGGCATTGTATATTCATATGCTTCTTCATATTTATCTTTCCAATGATCAAAAATTGTTTCTGCGTCTTGATATTTTTTAAAAAAATTTTTAAATTTATTATCAGTATACCCTGATGAAATATTTTTTTCTGCTACTGGTATAAATGCCATTATAGATCTCCTGAAATTGTTTTTGTAACACCACTAAAAAAAGATCTTTTTCCTTTTAAAGCTTCTCCTCTTCTTGCAATAGCTTGCATCCTTTTTGCATTTTCTGCATCTGTTTCTACAAAAGTTTTTTCTGCACTTTCTGAAACAGCTTTATTATCAGTAACTCTTTGTTGTGGTTCTGCTTGAGTTTTTGATGAAGCTATTGAAGTAGAACTGTTTACTGTATTATTAAAACTTGTAAGATAATCATTGTATTTTTTTTTATTATAATCCATAAAAGCTGCACCCATTAATGGAATACCTAAAGCTGACATAGCTCCTGTTGCTATCATTTGTATTTTTTTTTGAGATTCAAACATTTGTTTTGAAATAGGTATTTGACCCATAATAGTGTTTTCACCACTTCCCATAGAAGTTCCCATCATTCCAGTACTTGATATTATTTTATTACCTACAACATTTTGAAAACTATCATTATCTTCATTGTATGTTCCTAATCCAGCTTTATCCATAGCTTTTTTAGCTGCTGTTGATGCTTCTTTTCCATAAAAATCTGCATCTTTTGTTCCAGCATATGCACTAGCATAATATCCAGTTGTAGCACCTGATTGTAAATAATCAAAAGGCCCAGCTTTTTTTTCTACTAATCCAATATCTTTTTTAACTTGTTTAGCAATTTGATTAGCTTGATTATTATTGTTATTATTATTACTACCTCCCCCTCCACCAGAAGATGATTTTGTACTTGTATTACCACCCATTATTTTTCTTCACCTTCTTGAAAATAACCTCTGCCACCAGCTCTTGTAAATAATGATCTCATTCCAACCATTCCTTTTGCTTTTCTTCTTTTGAATTTTTTTTCTTTTGCTTCCATTTCAGCTTGTTGCTTCAATTCTTCTTTTCTTCTTCTTTCAATATCTTCTCTAACTGCTTTGTCTGCAGCAGTTTCTTGATACTTTGGTTTTCTAAATGCACCCATAGTTATAAGTCTATTTCACACATTCCATTTTTTTTCAACGCACAATATAGCTGATTAGGTGTAAATATCCAAAATCTAGACCAACCTATTAATCGTTGCACATAACTAACGCAGCTATGTTCTTTTATCCAAGATCCCATAATAACTGGGAATTTAGATATTTTATCCTGTACTGGCACTTGCAATATATGTCCATTTTTCATTTGTATTAATCTAAATATTTTATCTACTTCATCTTCATTAAGTATTTCTATATTTAATTTACCAAATAAATATTCTGATATTATCCATATTTTTTTTTCAGGATCATAACCCATTACTCCACAATGCTTAAAACCTTTTTTAAAAAATTTAGTATGTCTATGATAATCTCTATTTTCGTAGAAATATACTAACCATTCATTCTGTTTTGCCATACACTTCTTCTTTTTTTATCACCAAATATACTCCAACCTCTTGTCTTAACAACAGTAGGATTTTTAGCTTTACCAGATATTAATTGTTTACCTTCCCCAGCTCCTAATAATAAATACTGTAATGCATCATGGACATGGGAGTATCTATTCTTCATTGGCTTTTCGTCATATCTATCACCTGATGTTTGTAATCTTCTGTAGAAATAACCACCATTAAATCCTTTTTTAAGATTAATACATCTATGATCTACTAAAAAACCAGCAGATCCTTCTACTAATCTAGATAATGATATTTCAACAGCTTCTATTCTAAGAGCTACATCATTACTATGAGTAGGTTTACCCATTATTCCATTTTGTCTTAATATTTGAAATGGTGTAGTTTCATCTGTTTGAGCTCTAAAATCTCCAGCTGGATCACCAAATACTTCTATATCTAAGTTTCTATAATTCTTTGCAAACTCATATTTTAATAGTTCACTAAATCTTGCTATACCCATATCAAAACATACTAACTCTTGAAGTATAATCCATCTACCATTAGGTAACTTTTGACCGAACACTGCAGCTGGTGTTAAACCAAAGTCAATACCAACATAGACTGTTGTTTGAGCTGGCTCTAAATCTACTTTTGATAAATGTATTTCCATATTCCAGTTAGGATATACTGGCTTACCTTCTTCTAAAGATCCTAGTTTATTCATTACATAAACATCAATCCAACCTTTCATCTTACCTTTAATAATATTGTTATAATAATCTTGTGTAAGATTGTTTTGATTTTCGCATTTACTATTTTTTTTATATCCTTTGAGTGTACCATCTTTATTTTTATCTTCTAACAAAGCAGATGGCTGCGTATAAAAATTCCAATTCTCAGGTTTAACTAACATCAAAGCTTCATCTCTAGATAGATGATCTGGTACTGGTACATCACCAGCCATAATAGGCCACCAATGATCTTCTTCTGGTGCGTTAGTATCTGCAATAACTCCATACCAAGAAGCACCACCATCACGCATACTAGGATATCTACCTACTCTCATAGTACAAGCGTCAATAATGCTCTTAGGAAGCTCTCTGGCTTCGTTTACCCATACTCCTGTTAGTTCTAATGATAAAAGCTTTTTAACATCTTCAGGCCTATCTAAAGCTAAGAATATGACCTCTAAATCTAGTTCACCTACATTTATTCTATGCGTATAAGGTACTGACCATTGAAATGTACCCCATTCATTCTCAGGAAACCAATCTAACCACGTCTTAATAGTAGTCGTTTTAAGTTGCGGATTAGTATTCCGAATAACGGCCCACCTACTTTTTCTTTTTCCTTGTGCATTTTTTTCTTGTTGGAGAGCACGTCTAAGTACCTCAATAGCGCAAGCGACAGACTTGCCACTTCCTACTGGCCCTCGTAAACCTCTAAAAAACTCATTCCCCTTTAGAAAGTTCTTTAAGGTATTGCCATCTGGTTTGTAACTTAGCTGTGCCATTTATACTAGATTCTTGTCTATCGCTTCTCTTAGCAATCTTTCTCTGACTTTTGGGCCAAGGCTTTCTATTAATTTGTCGCACTCCTTGTCCGTTACTGAAGCTTCTGGAAGGAATTTTAGATGTACCTTTCTTACGATCTGTCTTAGCTTCCGTCTTTCTGCTAGAGAAATGTGAAATAGCTGCCTGTTCTCCAGATTCGTTACGTCGTCTGTTTTGTCTATACTCATACAAAAACTCCTTAAATAAATCCCAATCAAGATATACCATTGGACTAGAAAAGTCTCTTTTTAATACTAATAAATCAGCAGATCCTTTCCATTTATCTAATTGGGCGAAGCCCTCGCCATTTTTTCTAGCCTTGACTTCAATGTTAGTTCCCTCAAAAAGATCAGATACTTGAACGTCATGAGGGAACGCAGCAATAGCACCAGATAAAGGTTGTCTCCTGGCATTAAACCCTTCAGCTTGAAAGAGTTTTACTATTTCGTTCTCTACTCTAGTACCCTTTCTTTTTGCTTTGCTTGACAACTTTCATTCCTTTTTTCTTTGCTGTTTCTTTTGCTTTTTTCTTTCCAGCAGCACTATATGGAAATTTCATTTTACCAACTTTAGGCATTTTCGACCTCACTTTCTTTACTGACTTTAGACTTTAAAACTTGACTACGCAATACTATTCTATCTTCATAAGCTTTGTCTAACTTATTCATTAATACATTGTTTATTTCTTTAATATCTTTTACTTCATCTTGAAGTATTCTTACAGTAGTTGTTAAATCATCAATAGTCATAGTTTTCATTCCTTATTGTTATAAAATTTTTTTAGGTAAACTACAACTATATTAGAAACAAAATATTATTTCAATTCACTTACTAGCAGTTCCAAGCTCTAAGTGATTTATTGATTCTAGAATTAGGATCTCTTGCTGTTTTTGCAGAAGTCAGCTTCTTTTTCATACCTTTCATTCTTGCACAGAATGATTTTCTTCTCTTATTGCCCTTTTTCTTTGAAGGTGCTTTAAGATTGCCACCAGTAGCTCTGTTATAACTAGCTCTACCTTTGGCATTTAATCCTCCACTTGGATTTTTTCCTTCTTTTCTTTGCCATGCTGGAGTTGCCATTAGAAACTCCTAAACTTTTTTACTTTAGCTGCTATACTTTTAGGTTGCTTAGACACTTGTTTGCCTTTTTTCTTTGTTTTTCTTTTAGCAGCAGTAGTTCTAGCGTATTCACTAGGAGATAAAGCTTTAATAGCAGCACTTGGCAAATATCTTTCACCTGTTTCAGATGATTTCTTACCAGACTTAGTACGCCATTTCTGTTTACCCCATGCTTTTAATGATTGCTGTGATCTTGCAAGAGCCATTATTTCCCAATTAATCTTTGTGCCTTCTTATGAGAAGCAGTAAAAGATTTTCCAGCTCTCATTTCTTTTTTCATCATATTCATATGTTTTGTTGAATGATGAACAGAATGTTTTTTTAAAGTATCTAATTGTCTTTTTGTAAGTTTTTTCTTCATTATCTATATCCTCCACCAGCAGCTTTATATCTTTTTGCTAACAGTTGCGCTTTTCTTGCTGACCATTGTCCACTGGCTGTACCTTGAACAGCAGATGACTTAATAGACTGAAACAGTCTTTTTCTAAGAGTAGGCTTAGTATAGTTACCAGCCTTATTTACTGTACTTTTTTTCTTCATAACTTTTATTGCCTTGCAAGGCGTGAGAGAAACCCTCTCTTGGTTTATCGTCTAAAGACATTTTACCTTAAATCTTAGAAATATTTTTGTCTACGCACATATGTTTACTTTTTTTAACTCTGTTGTGTGTATGACATATATCACTACTACATACCTGTAGTTTTTAACCCCCACCCTCTCGTCTAACTAAGATCGATACTAACCTTTATGTCTCCGACTACTTGGTGATTAACTCTATCTGGTGTACGTAACCCAACCCTATCTAGAATATCCTTACTGGCTTCTAGCTGTACGTATTCTGATTTAGCTTTATTGGATAGTTCTACTAACTTATTACTTGCTGTTACTGCACCTAGACCTATCGTTCTTGACACACATTCCATCATGTATCTCTGTACTTTTGGAAGTCGTAGTGTACGAGAAGCACTTACCCTAGCTGATTCTCTACTGATTTTCGTTGAGTATCCAGCCTTTTCTGCTGCTTCAACTATACTGCACCCTGTTGATACGATGGTATCGACAAGTGCCTTCTGTTTATCTGTTAATTCCGTATTATCCGTCATACTCGCTATCGTTGGATAATTGTAATCATTGATAAAATCATGTCAAGAACATTCGTCTTAGTGTGACGATTGGAACTGATCCAGCCCTCGCTAAAGTCGAGCCAAGGTCTCGCCCTTGCAGGCTTCGGTCTGGGTTAAAAAGAATAAAAAAATAAAGATAAAGAATATAATAAGAATAATAGAAAGGATAAATAATGATAATAATAAATATGATAATGTTAATATATATAATTATGAAGATAAGAAAGATAGAGAAATCTCTTATGTCTTATACTCATGATAATGATTAAGATAAACTAGTCAACCCACAAGGGGTGCAGCGTAGCTGCCTTTACCCCCCCTTATTCGTAAAATTTGGGGAAAGGGATAAAGTGACAAGTATATCTAAATCACCATCTTGCTTGGCAAGACTGTGAGAAAAGCTCACAAACTAAATAAATAACGAAAGTAATACAATGAATAAATTAAATGATAAATTATTAAATGACTTAATTGATAATAATCTCAATGCTTTGAGATCTATGTATGACAATCAGGTACATACAGAGTTCAGAGATACTGACGCAGATGGTAATGACATCAACAATTCATTACAATCAGTAGTGTATCAACTCAATGGCATTATTCCAACTTTATATAACCAAGTCTCTTATACTGACAAAATGCTCAGTTATGCAGAAAATGGTCTTAAATGGGAAAAAGACAAAATGGGTGCTAGTTCAAGAATATCCAATCTTGATATGTATGCAAGATCTCAGGAGATTGCACACACTAAACTTCATGCATTAGAAAAACAATTCAATGCAAGAGAACATAACTTTTATCACGCATATGCAAGAATGGTTGCTTATACTAAGTATTTCAAAGAAATCACTGGTGATGAATACGTACCTTATACATCTAAAGCAACAAAGTATATGCCTAGTGAAGAAAGACAAAACAAAATAAATACAATCAAAACCAAACAAAAAGAAAAACTAAAAGAGTTTTATAATTCTACAATGGGTAAATTAGAAAAACCTTTAGATAATGATGATGGTACTATATCATCTGAATTAATCCCAGCTGTCGCATAGTTGGGATTTTATAAATTTTCGCGAGCCTTCGGCTCGCGTTTCTATTGGTAAAAAATAGCTTAAAATAGCCATAATTCAATGGTAATGCCAGGCTATGTTAACCGAACCGAAAGAGGTAAATATGATTAGAACTACATGGAGATCAGGTATGTGGATTGGCAGCACATTACTGAACAGTAAAGTATACAAAGCTGCTAAACGTAAAGGTATTTGGTATTATAGATTATTACTATCAGATGACTTTGCAAAGACTATGGGCGATATCTATGAATTAAATGTTATGGAACGCAAACTAAAAGGTCTATCGAAGTTAAAGAAAAGAGTATTTAATGTAGATGACAATGGTAATATATGGGATCCAGCTACTGGTGAAATATTTGGCAATGTAAATACATTTACACCAAAAGCAACTGCTTCTAAAACAGAACCGAAAGCTGACTTTGACTTTGAACATACAGCTTCAGAACTAATAGTTAAACACTATGGAGAAGAAGATGTAAATGCCATTGCTGGTGCTGTTAATAAAGAACTCATGGAAAAGTATGACTACATAACTTCAATAGAAGAAGATGAACAAATTACTGACATGATTAATGAATATACAGCTAGTTTAAGATAATGGGTATCTTAGACATAACCATATTACTATTAGTAGGTATTACTATGATATACATACAAGCGAGGAAGTAATGAGTAAAATAGGTAACTGGGTATTAGAAATGACCGAAGCTGCAGCTGAACTTACTAGAGAAGAATTTATCAAAAAGTATGGTGAAGCTAATGCAGATGTATGGGATAATAATAAACAAGAAGTATTAGAACATGAACTAATACCAAGCATACATGACGTTCAACATGAACTAAATAAAAAGGAGAACAAATGAGTGAACATGAACAAACAATGAAAATA